CCCAAACCATGACCGATCGTTCCGTCCCCCGGGGCATCCGCAACCACAACCCGGGCAACATCGAACGGGGTGCCCCCTGGCAGGGGCTGGCCGACCCGGCCGAGATGACCGCCGAACAGCGGGCAGAACCCCGGTTCTGTGTGTTCCGGGCGCCGAAGTGGGGCATCCGCGCCCTGGCCCGTGTGCTGATCACCTATCAGGACAAACACGGCCTGCGCACCGTGCGCGGCATGATCAGCCGATGGGCGCCGAAGGCGGACCAGAACAACACCGAGGCCTATATCCGCACGGTCTCCGACCACCTCGGCGTGGCGCACGACACGGCGATCGACGTCCACACCTACGACGTCGCGCGCGCCCTGGTCGAGGCCATTATCCGCCACGAGAACGGCCGGCAGCCCTATGACCGCGCGACGATCGACACGGGCCTTGCCCTGGCCGGGATCGAGCCGCCGGTGCTGATGGTGGCCCCGCCGCCGGTGCCGATTCCGACCAAGCCGGCGCCGCGCACGCTGCGCCAGACCAGCACGGGCAAGACCGGCGCGGCGGGCCTTCTCGCCGCCGGCGGAACGGTGCTGACCGTGGCGGCGGAGAACGCGGACGCGGTCCTCGACGCGGCGACCAACCCGGCCGTGCGCGCGTTGGAAACGGCGGCCCCCTGGATCGGCGGGGTTCTGGCCGCTCTCGCCGCCGTGGCCATCCTGTTGTTGTTGGCCCGCAAGCACCGTCTGGAGACGGCCGGATGAGCGCGATCCTGCGCGCGCTGTTGGGGCGCCTGGGCCGCGTTGTCCTCGCGGCCGGCGCCGCCCTGCTGGCCCTGGTCTGGATCCGGCGCGATGCCGCCCGGGATGCCCGGCGCGAGGGTCACGCCAAAACCCTGAAGGAAACCGCCGATGCGCAAGGCCGCATGCTGGACGCGGCGGGCGATCGCCCTCGCGACCGCGACACTCTGGCTCGCCGCCTGCGCGACGGCCGGTTCTGAGCCCGCCGTGGTGTGCCCGCCCTTGATGGCTTACGACCGCGCGACTCTGGCCGCCGCCGCCGATGCCGTTGACGCGCTGCCGGCGGACTCGCCCCTGATCCCGTTGTTGGCCGACTACGCCCAGGTGCGCGCCCAGATCCGCGCCTGCCATGGGGACGGCGCATCATGAGAACGCTCACCGACCTGCGGGCCGACCTGCTGGCCGGGCCGTTCCGGATCACGCCCGACCGGCTGCTGACGGTGGCCGAGTCCGGGACCGTCCGGGCGGCGCGCGGGTCGCGCAACGACCATCTCGAACTCGCCTACAAAGCCGTCGTCATCATCACCGACTGGACCGGCGATCCGCGCACCCTGTTGTGGTGGGTTACGGACTGGATCCAGCGCCACGCCCCGGCGGCGGCGCCGAACGCGGTCTCGTTCGTCTCCGACATCCTGGACCATGAACGCGCGGACCTCGAGCTGCGCATCGACCTGACGGAGACGGTGCGCGCGGTCCCCACGCCGGACGGCGTGGCGATCGACCGCGAGCCCGATCCCGACGCCCAGGCCCTCGACATGAAAGCCCTGTTCCCGGGAGTCGCCGATGGCGGATCTTGACGGCCAGGCCGGGCTCGACGCCTGGATGGAACGGGCGATGCGCGCGCTCGACGCCGGCACGTTGCGGGGCGTGATGCGCGATATCGCCGCCACGGTGCGCCGGCGGACGCAGGCGCGCATGGCCACCCAGACCGCGCCGGACGGCACGCCCTGGGAGCCCCGCAGGGCGCAAGAGACGGATCACAACGGGGGCGGCACGGTGCGGCGGCGCGCCGCCATGATGCGCGGGCTCCGCCGGTCGCGCCGTCTGCGCATCCAGGCCGCCGGCGATCGCGTGGCGATCGGCTGGCGCGGCCGCGACGGCCGCATCGCCGCGCTGCACCACCACGGCGGCCGAGACCACATCGTGGAGGGGCGGCCCCGCACCGCCGACTATCCCGCCCGCCCGCTGTTGGGCTGGACCCCCGAAGACATCGCCGTCGTGCGGCGTGCGCTCGTGTTGCATCTGACCTCCTGAGCCGTCCGCTTGCCGTCTTTCGGTCGGGTCTTTCGGTTGGAATGCGGGCATTCCAACCGGAGGGCCGTCGCGGGGCCGGGCCGGGGGCGGCATCGTGGCGGCATGGGCCGCGATCACGACATCGACACCGCCGATCTGCACCGCCGCGCCGGCAACATGCTGCGCGTGGGGACCGTCGCCGCCGTGGATCACGGCCGGGCGCGCGTGCGGGTGACCATCGCGGGGCGCGCCTCCGCATGGCTGCCCTGTGATCGTGGAGTGGTGATGATGACGACGTACGCCCGCATTCTGAACAACCGCGCCGTGGACGTGGTCACGGCCGATCCGGCGACCCTTTTTCATCCCCTGATCGCGGCGGAGTTCGTCGCGGTGCCCGATGACGTGGTCCCCGGCGCCCTGCTGGACGGCGACGAATGGACGGCCCCGCCTCCGCCGCCGGATCCCGACCCGGACCCGGAGCCCGCCACCCCGCTGGAACAGGCCCGCGCCGCCGTCCTGTCCGATGTCGAGACCCGCAAGGCCGAGATCCTGGCCGCCGGATACCCGGTGAAGCAGGCCCGCGCGAGCCTGCATGTGGCCGTGCACGACGCCGGCCGCGCCGACCTGGGCGGCATGGCGATCACCGCGCTCGCCGCACACGCCGGCACCGTCGCGTGGCCCGCCGCCTATGCGCAGGGCTGGATCTCGAAAGAGAACATCCGGATCCCGCTGCCCGACCCGGGCGACGGGCTCGCCCTCGCGGCCGGTGTCGGCGGTTGGTACGCGGCCGTCGTCCAGCACGCCCGCGACCTGAAAGACGCTGCCCTCGCGGCCGAGGACACGGCCGCCCTGGACGCCCTCGATCCCGACACCGGATGGCCGACCACACCCGCCCCGGCCGAACAGGAGACCTGACCCATGGCGACCGACTATCACCACGGCGTGCGCGTGGTCGAACTGACCGACGTTGTCCGCCCGATCCGCACCGTCGAGACCGCCGTCATCGGGCTTGTCGCCACGGCCGACGACGCCGACGTCGCGACCTTCCCCGAGAACCGGCCCGCCCTCATCACCGACGTGCGCACCGCCGCCGGCACGGCGGGGGAGAGCGGCACCCTGGCCCGGGCGCTGGACGCGATCGCCGATCAGGCGAACGCCTTGACCGTCGTGGTCCGCGTCCCCGAGGGCGCGACCGAGGCGGAGACCACCACCAACGTGATCGGCGGCGCCGGCGCGGACGGGCACAAGACCGGCCTGCACGCCCTGACGGCCGCGCAAGGCCAGCTTGGCGTGACGCCGCGTATCCTGGGGGCGCCGGGCCTGGATACCGACGCGGTCACGGCGGAGCTGGTCACCCTTGCGCAGGACCTGCGCGGCATGGCTTACGCGGGCTGCTACGGCTGCGACACCCCGTCCGAGGCGGTGCTGTACCGCGCCGGGTTCGGGGCGCGGGAACTCATGCTGATCTGGCCGGACTTCACCGCCTGGGATACGGCGACGTCCACGACGGCGACCGCCTGGGCGACGGCGCGCGCCCTGGGCCTGCGGGCGAAGATCGACGAAGACACCGGCTGGCACAAAACGCTGTCCAACGTGGCGGTCAACGGGGTCACGGGCCTGTCCCGGGACGTGTCGTGGAACCTGCAAAGCCCGGCCTCGGACGCGGGTGTGCTCAACGCCGGCGACGTCACCACCCTGATTCGGGAGAACGGGTTCCGCTTCTGGGGCTCGCGCACCTGTGCCGAGGACACGGCCTTCGCGTTCGAAAGCTACACCCGCACCGCTCAGGTGCTCGCCGACACCATGGCCCGGGCGCACCTGTACGTCATCGGCCGCCCCCTGCACCCCACCATCGCGCAAGACATCGTCGACAGCGTCGACACCAAGATGCGCGAGTTGGTCGGGCGCGGCTATCTGATCGGCGGGCGCGCCTGGTTCGACCCGGCCAAGAACACCGCGTCGCAGCTCTACGCCGGCAAGCTGGTGATTTCCTACGACTACACCCCGGTGCCGCCGCTGGAAAACCTGCTGTTCGAGCAGACCATTACAAGCGACTACCTCGTCGACTTCGCCGCTCAGATGGCGGCTTAACCTGGAGGGCATCACCGATGCTTGCGAAGACGATCCGCAACTGGATGGTCATCGTCGACGGCCGCACCATGGCGGGCCTCGCCGAGGACGTCACCCTGCCCGAACTGGAACGGACGACCGAAAGCCTGCGCAACGCCGGCATGCTTGGCCCGGTCGAAACCGACCTGGGCCTGTCCGGCCTGTCGCTGTCGTTCACGCTCACCGAGTTCAACGAGGACGTCTTGCGCGCCTGGGGCCTGTTCGGCGCCGGCGCCACGCCGGTTCGCTTCCTGGCCGGGGCGCGCTCGGATGAGAACGACGCCAACACCGACGCAATCGAGATCGCCGTGCGGGGCCGCTGGAAGAAGATCAGCCACGGGACGGCCAAGCTGGGCGAGGTCGCCAAGATGTCGATTGAGATGCCCTGTTCCTATTACCGCTACCGCGTCAACGGTGAGGCCCTGATCGAGATTGACCTGATCGCGGGGACCGAGATCGTCGACGGCAAGGACCGTCAGGCGGATATCCGGAAAGCGATCGGATTGGTTTCTTGAGTTTTTGTTCTAATCGCCCCGGGTCGGTCCTGCGGACCTCACGGGGCTCCGCTGCCCCGGGCGACCTCCGGGCGCCCTTTCTAAACAAGGCGCCCTTCGGGCGCCGGGGCAGCGCCGGCCCGGTCGGGCCGGTTGGAATGCCGCTGATAAGGAACACCAAACCGACGCGACGGCGTCGGCGGGCCGTTAGGCCCGGAGCCGCGCGACGTCCGAAGGACGGCGCTGCGGCGATAAGACGAAAGGACACCCCCCATGACCGAGATCCGCACCGTCACACTTCACCACCCGATCCCGTTCGGGAAGGACAAGACCCTCGACCGGATCCGCCTGCGCGCCCCCAAGGCGGGCGACCTGCGGGGCCTGCGGCTCGCCCGCTTGGAAGAGGCCGAGACCGACGCGATCCTGACCATCGTCCCCCGGATCAGCCTGGACGCGGTCGCGGGCGTGCACCTGGCGGAGCTGCATCCGTCCGACCTTCTGACCCTCACGGCGGAGGTGCTGGGTTTTTTCGCGCCGCCTGCGGCCGTGGTCGAGGGGGAATCCCCGACGACACCCGCGCCGCCTGGGGCGTCCTGATGCAGGCCTTTCCGGGCTCGTTCCCGCCGGACGTCTTCGACGCCCTCCCCCTCGATCGCTACGCCGAAGCCTACGACCTGGCCGTCGAATATCTGACCACTCAGGCCGAAGCCCTGCGCTCCGGTCACCGGGGGACATGACCCCGCCCGGGACCCAAGGGTCCCGGGCGACCGACGCGACCGCGTCGGCGCCGCGTATGCGGCGGAGCCCCGCGAGGCCAACGGCCGATCCGGGGCGATAAAAGGAAACCACCATGGCCGACCTGTCCCTTTCCATCGCCCTTGCGGCGATCGACAACGCCACGGCGCCCTTGCGCCGGGTGCGGGAGGCCGCGCGCCAGATGGGCGGCGGGGCGCGTGCGGCGACGGAGCGGCTGGGCGGTCTGGAACGATCGGCGGAACAGTTGACCGCGTTCCGGTCCATGCGGGCGCGGACACGGCAGAACACCCGCGCCTTGGCGGGCCTGGACACCGAACTGACCGCCGCACGGGAACGGCTCGCCAGCGTGACGGCGGAGACCAACGGCTCCGGCCGCGCCTTCGAGCGCGCGACCCAGCATGTGGCCCACTTGGAGCGACGACAGGCCGCCTTGCGCCGGCGCACCGAGAGCATGAGGACGGCCACGGACCGCATGGGCGAGGCCTTGCGCGAGGCCGGTGTGGACACGAACAACGCCGGGGCGGAAGCCCGGCGCCTGGCCGACGACATCGCGCGCGCCACCCGCCGCGCGAACGCCTTGGCCCGGATCGAGGCGCGCTTTGATCGCATCCGCCGCGCCGCCTGGGCATCGGCGCGGACGCCTTGCAAGGCCTGATCGCAGTGGGCGGGCGGTTCGGCGCCGACCAGGACGCCATGATCGACGGTCTTAAGGAACTGTCCCTCCGGGCCGATGAGTTTGCGGGCGAAGGCGGGGGCGAAGGGGCGGAAGCGTTCCAGCGTCTTGGCCTGACGCAAGAGCAGATCAACGCCACCAAGGACAACACCGAAGCCCTGTTCGAGCTGGTGCGCGGCAAGATGGAGGGGATCGGGGACGTGGCCGCCCGCGCGCGCCTCGCCGACGAGCTGTTCGGCGGGACCGGCGAAGACATGGTGGAAATGCTGTCCGCGTCCTCCGACGAGCTGCGCCGCATGCGGGCGGAGGCGGAGGCCTCCGGTCAGATCCTATCGCCCGAGGATATCGCGAGCGCGCGGTCCCTCTCGGATGGCCTGCGCCGCCTGAAGGGCATCATGGGCGGGCTGTCCAAGACCATCGCCGCCCGGTTGGCGCCCGTGCTGATCCCGATGATCCGCAAACTCGGGGACTGGATCGCCGCCAACCGGGAGGTGATCGCAACCGAGATCGGATCCGTGGTCGAGCGTCTGTCCGCCGCCCTCGATCGGGTGGACTGGTCGAACGTGCTCGCGGGGCTGCGCACGTTCGGCGCCCGCGTCGGGCGCGTGGTCCAGGCGATCGGCGGCTGGGACAACGCCATCCTCGGCGTGATCATCACCATGAACGCGGGGCTGATCGGCTCCGTGGTGATGCTTGG